TTTTCTTTAAACCATCTTCTAAGGTCTTCTTGTAAGACTTCTCCCGATTTTAATGATTCTTCTATATATTCTTTATCTTCTTTAGATACTATGAATTTCATATTATTTTTTACATTTTTTCCATCCACCACCTTTAGCCTTATAATCTTTTGCTGCGAATCCGTTTGCATATGCAGAAGGGTATACGTCAAATTTAGCCTTAGCCTTAGCTTTAGATGCGGCCCATTTTGCAGGGTCTGTTGGACAATTTTTACTTTCGTCTATTTCCATCGCCTCATACATTTCCTTTTCTGATAGATTTTTAGGTTCAACACCTTTTTTCTTCATATTGATTGCAATTGCAGCTTGTTGTGCTGGACTACTCGCTTCATTAACTGGTACACAATTTGGTACCGTTTTTCCATTTTTTTTCTTACTACCAATTCTTTTGTACCCATCCCAACATTTTTCAGATAAATCTTTTTCCGATTCGGATAGATTCTTTTGTTCAAAGTATCCTTCCATAAAATTTGCAACTTCTTCAATATCGTCTTTAGATGTTGTAATATGGTCACCAGCCCAAGCATGTTCCCCTGTTACTAATTTAGGGAAATCTGGCATATGTTTAAAGTTTAATATCTTTTCAATATCATTTTTCATTTGAATTAGGTTACTTAAAACCATATATGTTCCATCTTGTGAAATGTGATTTTCTTGTTCCATCTGTATTATCTTTTTGAGTTGGGACTCGGTTAAAATGATTTTTTTCATATATATAAATAGTTTACTTTTCAGACACAATCTCAAATTTTATTTTATCCTTATAAAAAATTTCCTCTGAGAATGTTTTACCTTTTATCTCTAAAGTATATTCACGAGGAATAAGATAAGATGTGTTTAAAACAAATGAATTTTCGTTGGTTTTATCGAGCTTAGTCCAATCATGAACGTTAACTTGAACAAGTCCTTCGTTTATATAAATTCTATAATGAACCTCGTCTAATAATACACTTTTTGGAGTATTAATTGATCTAAATGTTACCACAATCTTTCTTTCTTCACCTCTTTTTATTTTTTCATTTTGGTTAAGTCCAAAATATTGTATTGAATAACGTTCTAAATCAGTTTGATTGACCCCAATAGAAAATCCTGATGAAAGTGGTTTTGGTATGAATTTTTGTACAGTATTATCAAATTGAACACCTTCAATGAATATATTTTTCCAAACATCACTAAAGAATTTTTTACCATCACAATTAATACCTGATATTCCAAAAGTAACTTTATAAACACCCTTTCTCACTAATGTTGATGTAATCCCTGTTAATCCACTAATTGGTGTATTAGTTGAGTTTAAAATATCAACAGTGGGAACTGAATCTAAATTTATATAATTTCCATTTTTTGTGACATACAAATATAGATTTTGTTGTAAATCTTCAATAAAATCAAATCTATCATCATCTATTCTATCGTCAAATATTGATTCAACATATGGCTCAAAAAAGGTTTGAGTATATTTTGTGAAAAATGAGACAGATTGGTCAACTGGTTGAGGTACTAATTGATATGGTACACTAAAGGCCACACCTAAACCATAGTCGGTAGCCCCCGTTAAGACACCATTAACATAGTTTGTAATGTCAACATCTAAGTTTTCATTACCATTATCAAAATGAGCGGTAGTAACAATGGTTGGTGATGTGTTATAAATACCGTTTATTGTCCAAGCACTTAATGTCGTTCTATTGTAATAGTTAGAAGGTCGTTGGTCAAATGTGTTGTTATCTTCATTAAAATCATAAACTTGGTCATAATCAAAACCATACCCCTCGTCCCAAAATTCAGGTATTTTAAAAACAATTAAATCAAATGAAGTTGCTCTTAATCTACCACTATAACCATTTTGACCAATTAACGCTTCATCACCAAAAATGGTGTTTGTCATTTTAAGATAATGTTTAGTCGTATTTAAATTTAGAACTAAATCATCATTATCTGTCTTAATTTTTAAATCAGAAAAATCAACTTTAAAGATATATTTAGAAAAACCAGAACCGAAAAATATGTCGGTATTAGGGTTTTTAGACGTATTTGTCTGAGAATCCTTTACAATAGTATTGTTTTTTTCAAAATATGAACGGAAATATGACATCTTTTTTATTTATAAATATCCAATTAATTAATCTTAATTGAACTATTCAACATGTCGGCTTCTAAATTTGAAATTTTGGTCATTAAATCTATGTAATTTGGGTCAGATTGTATTAACGGTGTTTCCATTAAATGTACGTGACTGGCAAATAGATTGGCCATACTATACAATACCTGTAATAATACTTCACCTCTAACAAGTGAGAATGTGTTTGGGTCGATTGACTCCAAATACTCTTCTTGCTTAATTTCGTATTTATTTAACTTTTCAAAAGAAATTGGTTTTTTATTTTCAAAATTAGGTGATTTTGCCTCAGTGGATAACATGTAAATTTTATCAGTTATTAATGCTGAAAAAGATTGTTCCAACCCATCTGGACCTTTCTTAAGATATGTGTTTTTTACCCTTTTATTTTTTCCTGGAATTGTATAACTACTAACTGAAAAAACTAAACCATTTTGTGGACCAACATTTTGTGCTAAAATTACTTTACTAAATTTTGCAATTCGATTAGCAGTTTCACCTGATGATAGTTGTTTTTCTTTACAATCTTTTGTTGGTCTGAAATAAAACGGATGTAAATCAACATCACCTATTGGTAAGGTCCCTCCAGTTAATTCTTTTTTATATGAATTATAAACTTCACTTAATGTTCCTTTCGAGTGAATTGTTTTAAATACGTCCCTTATTAAAACTTCAGGAGGACGTTCATCACTTGAATTTAATGAAAATGTTACACCTGATGTACTACCGTCTAAACTGTTTAATTTAGTTAAACCTGAAATAATTAAAACGTCGGCTAAATTGGTGTTATCGGTTTTATAAACATTTTTACCATAAAAAGTTTTACCTGATGAAATGGCTTCGTTTATTGTGTAAACATAAAAATCTACGGTTGTTGAATCTCCTGAAAAACTTTTAATATCATATTCAATAATTGATTTTAGGGGTTTTGATTCAATTTCAAAAGTATCGATTGTGTCTGTAACTTGTTGTAAATTCTTATCAAATTTTTTAAGATATAAAGAAGAATTTTTATTTGCTAAGATAGGTTGTGAAACCAATTCCGTTTTTTGTTTTATTGTGGCTCCCTTTTTTGATATTAATTTACCACCTCGCATCATTAAACCATTTTCGGTGAATATGATATCGGAACCATATTTTCCGTAAACACCATAATCCGTGTGTCTAGCAAAAGCCCCATCATTTTTAATTAATTCATCCGTATCTTTTTTTGAAATATTTGGACCATGTTTTGCCGCAATACCGTAAGTAGTATTTTCAACTTGAGCTGAGTGTGTTTGAGAGTTGTAGTCGTGCATTGTTGTAAATGGACCCGCAACATACTCTACGTTAGTAAATTCTTTTTCTGTGTTATATGATAGTAATTTTACGGTTTGACCAATTTCAGGGATAAAATTAATATTAGTTGGTAAAAACGGAATTGCAGTAAATAAATCTTTATCATCCCACGCATTATAATCTAACGCCCTTTCCATTTCTCCGGTATATGAACTATATTTAATACACCTAATTCTACCTAAATGTTTTGGGTCCAAATTATCAATACAAACACCGATATCAATTATTTTCATTTTGCTTGTCTTTTACCTATTTCCGTATTTACGTTATTATATAGTTCACTAATACTTTCCATATGTCTAGTTAAATCGATAATTAAACTTTTAGTTTTTTCAAATTCATCATATAATTCTTTTTCAACTAAAAATAAATCACCATTTGATTTGTTTTTAACATCTGTAGCAATATCTATTAATTTTTCTTTTTCCATTTTAATGTGTAATACCAAAAGAAGGTCCCGCCAATGGATTTGCGCCAAATACCGAAACCTTAGAGTTAGTGTCATGTTCTTTAGTATGACCATCTATTATTCCTTTTACAAAATCACCCACTTGACTTGGTACACCAAATTTATCACCTGTGTCAATACCAGCCCCGTTTAAATTTTCCATTGCATTCATATATGCTCTGTCGGCACTATAACCATCCCTAAGTGCACTCGTTAAAAGTAAGATTGGAGGGATTTGTATTAAACTTAAAGCACCCATCAATGCGGCATTAATTGTGGAATTAATTAAACCATATAATGTTTCACAATTTGTTAAATCAGTTTCTAATAATTTTGTTAACAACGCAATTAATGAACTTATTATTAATACATATTTTTTTGATTTATTTAGTAAAATTTTAGCAGCAAAAATTGCTAAGAATTCAATTAAATCTTTTTTAACACGAGACCAAAATTCCGCCAAAAACTTCCAAAAAAGTTGATTAATAATATAATTAAAAAGTTTATGTAACTTTTTCATCATAACTTTAACATCATTAACCGTATTACCACCTTCAGAAACTAATTGTTTATAAACAATAACAATAGGTAAAAAATATTTTGGCGATAATACCGAAGCGATTAAAGCTTTAGGTAGATTTAATATAAATGAACTCAACAAATTAATATGGAAATTATCCACGGGTATCGTATCATTAGTTTGATTGTGAGCATCTGCAGCTGCATTATATAACGTTTTAGAAACAACATCGTTTAAATTTTTATTTGATAGGTATACAAAATCTTCAAAATGGGTAGAACTAATTTGAGTTGTAAAGTCATTACAATCTCTAAATTTTAAAACTCGATTACGTCTATTCGCCTCGTCATCTAAATCAATTCCTTCAACATCATCAAAATCAAAATAAAATTCTGAATCTTGGTCGTTCTCGTTAAATTGAGTTGTAGCGTTTTGTTTTAATCCAGGGTCGGGTGCACCACAATTTGCACAAATTTTCTTTAGTAATCTTGTTAAATTATCAAGACCAATATTAAATAAAGGTGGTTCACTACCATCGGCGTTTATTGTCATTAATACCGCCATTTTGGTAACTCCAGACATATCGATGTTTTCAATGTTACTATAGTAGTCATTAAAAAACCCTTGGATTGTTCCTCCTGTAATTGCGTTAGTTGGATTAACTTGTAATCCTGAAATATTATATTTTTGATTGTTTTGGTCCCATACAAAATCAAAAAGTGAATCACCATTTTGTGTTGTAAAAGATTGTGATCCTCCATTAAAACTATTGAATAACATTCTATTCATTTGTATAAGACCTGTTCCAGATGATGATGGTTCATAAACTATTTTTCCCGTACTTGAAGTTGGGTCCATAGTTAAAACGTTCATAAAATCAAATTCAGTAGGGCTTAATGTAACGGTACTTCCTGTAAATGATTTTTGTGTTCCACAAATACCGTCACCAGCAAATAAGATTTTTTGAACCCCATCCATTACAATCGTCTTTGAACTTTTTATAGTTTCGTGTGCCGATTCTTGTGTTATTTGTTTTAATCTTTGTTTTGAAAATGCCCTATCCGAATAGTCCACTGTGGGATTTTTGGGTGCAGTACCTAAAAACCCTTCAACGGTGTCAATTAGGTCTTGAAATATATCGGTCTGACTTTCTTTTTTTTTCGCCCTCTTGGGAATTAAATCACTTAAATTTTTTCCATTAAAATTTGGAACTTTTGAGGCCAATTTATCTGGAATAGACCCAACAAAAGCTTTACCTGAATCAACTACTTTTTTTGCGTCGTCGTTGATTTTTTTAACGGCATTAATCTTAGATTTAATCTTAGCTTTTTGTTCTTTAATTGACATTATAATGAATACTTATCGGATTTCTTATCTTCGTCAGTGTTAACGAGTCTGTCTAATATTTCTCTATCTTCATCTGATAATGTTAACTTACCCATAGGTCCTCCACCAGAACCTCCACCTGAAGTTTGTTTAAGTAAAACACTCTGTAATTTAACTAATGAGATTTTCTTCTCTGTACAGTCGTTTAGAATTTTTTGTTGTTCTTTAATAACAGGACCAATAACACTCATATCTTCTGCGTCTTTCATGAAACTCATCATTTTTCTCATGATGGTAGATGCGGTGTTTCTGTTTTCGACTACATCATTGTATATCTCTTGCATTAACGCCATTGCGGAATCAATATCTAAAGTAATATTGTTTTTTCTTTCTCTCATAACAATAAATAGATTTATTCTAAAAACCCAACTAAAATACCGTCATAAATCTTTTTATAACGTTTCATTGCTATTCTAATCTCTTTTGTTGATAATGAAGTCATTTCTCTTAAAGAGAGTAAAATAAGGTTCTTATTAAACTTATTACCATCCCCAACTTGGAATATTTTATCAAAATTGCTAAAAATCTCAAGTAAGGCATACCCTAATTTTTGTTCGTTTTCGTTTAAATTTTGATTTTCTACGAATTCTTCTAAGTTTGCGGTTAATTTAATTATAATTGCTTGGTAGTCAATAACATGTTCGTCAATAACATATGATAAATCTGTACTGTCTTCAACGTCCGAAGAAATGTCATCATATGATACTTGTCTATTCTGTTCTTTGTTATCTTTCTGTATTGCACCCATAAGGTAATTTTTACAGATTGTACCAAAATAGGAATAAGCCTTTGTATTTTTAGTATGGTCAAATTTATTTATTTTCGTTATTAAAAAAGACATAGTGTCGGTGTGAATTTCATTAAAATCCATATCTTTTCTATATAATTTATAACGTCTAATAATACTTTCTACCATTGTAATTAATGGGTCTCTTAAATATTCATTGAATATCTTGTTCTTTTCTGTTTCGTCAGTACTTTCAAGGTAATTGACTACCGCCTTTTCTTGATCCTCACCAAAGTAAATTTTTTGGGTTCTAGGTCTTGGCATTAAGTGGTTATATAGTTTACTTCTCGTTTATTTTTGAAGAAAAATTCTTTTTTAGCTGTGTCTAACCAAAATTTAACTTCGTTTTCTAATAATTTTTTATTTTCGTCGTTCCTGTAACTCCAAAATAATGAATCTTCTCTCATGTTAACGTGTTGATATCCAATACGAGGTACTGTCATAATTCTAACACCATTGTGTGTTAATCTCAATAAAAATTCATAACTAAATGATAGTTTAATGTTTTCTTTAAGACTACCATTATCTTTAATAACTTGAGTTCTATATAAACCACCACTTGTTTGGTAATTTTGGAATTCTAATAAGACTTCATTATCTATAAATCCTTGTAATTCGGTAAACCCATACGCCCAAGCAGACTCGTTTGTGAAATTAACAAAATTACCTTCTTGATTTATATCTCTAATGATTGGTAAGAATACGTCAACATCAGAATATATGTTTAAATATTCATTCATTGATTTCAACCAAATTGGTCTATACTCATCATCAATTTCAAAAATTGAAAACCATTCAGTTTCACATTTTTCAATTCCTAAATTTATTTGTGAACAAAAATCTGTGTTACCTTTATTTTCAACAAATGTAATTTCTAATTTATTTGATAAATTATTAAGTTCTTTTTTAACTTTGGTTGGACAAATAATAGATAAAATAACATCATTATGAAAATCCTCAATAGAGGAAATCGCGTTAGTTAACATTTCTTTGTAGTCACCGTCAATTTTATGAATTGGTAATATTATTGTTATTTTTTTCATACAGTTTCTTCTTGTTTTAATTTTTCTAATGCAGTTTCGATTGACTCCACTCTTTTATTTTTTAAAGAATTAAAAATTGATTTAATACTTGTTTTGGTTATTGATGTGTCATAAGGTAATAATGTTTCTTTCATTTTTTCTTTAACTTCGTCAGTTAATTCAACACCATCAATCCAAGCCAAAATATATGACCCCAAAACATCTACAATTTTATTACCATCGTAGGTCCACATTCCATTTTCACTTAACCAAGATGGTTCTGAATTAGGAATTTTACCTACAACAGGTACACCACACTTCATAGATTCTAATGGGAAGGTACCAAAGGTAGACTCATCATCAATCCACAATGAAACCATACATTCTTTTAAATTCATTGCAAATTCATCATATGTCATTTGAACCATGTCTCTAAATGTAATCCATCTAAGTTGTGGGAATTTTATATAAAACTCAGAAATTAACTTTCTATGTTTTGATCTGTCTCTACAACTGATAGCGACATATGGTTTTAATGGTAATTCAATAGGTGAGAATTGGTCACCAATAATTGGTGGAATAACATAAACTAAACTCTCAGGAAAATACTCCATGATATATTGTTTAGTTTCTTCTGTAGTTGTAATCACTTTATCAAAACCAAAATCACTGAATCTACTACCGATTGGTAATGTTTCAAACATGTAATCCTTTTCTTGAATTAACATCACTTTTACACATTTGATGTTTGATAATTGTTGTAATGCGTTTCCGTAATATTCAGGAACAACAACAATATCATCAATTTTTAATTCAACTTTATCGTCTTTAATACTAACAATATCTAAAGATGAATATGTCTCACCTAACCAAGATTTAACACCAACATATGATTTATCTTCGACTAAAATTTTAGCTTCGATACCATCTTCTTTTAATGTTAGTGCCAAATCGTAAATGTATTTTACGGATGCTCTTGCGTTATTTTTTGAGTCGTATGTTAAAAAATATACAATACTCTCTTTTGTGTTTAATCTACCTAATGCAGATTCTAATTTTTCTATGTTTTCGTTTTTATTACTCATCGTCTTCGATTAATATTTGGTTTTTTATTAAAGTGTTAAATGCAATCTTAAATGATACTGATGTTCCTTCTTGTCCAAATTTTCCGAGACCTTCGTCCACTTCATCAATCTCACCTAAAATTCTTTCTAAACACATTTTTATTAGTTCATATTTAAAAATGTTGATGTGAGTCGATTCATCATCTTCTTCTTCATCATTATCAGTTTTATCTACTGCTGGGGTGGTTCTACATTTATCTGTGATTCCGTCGATATTAATGTAGTAGTTTTTTCCAAAGAGTTCAACCATGGTTCTTGTATTTCAGTTAATTTAGATATTTCTTTTTTATTTGTAAAGTGTTGATTATAAGTTGTGTTGAATTTGATTACATCCTTATCTTCAGGACATAAGTCCAAAATATTTTTATTATCGGTAATCCAAACATCACATTTATTCCAATTATTTTCAATTTCATCACTTTTAATGAACTTAATATTGTTACCTAAAAACCCATTTTTAGATAAAAAGAATAATGTTGCGGGTTTTGCTTTACCCAATTCATCTAATCCAATCAATGTAAAATTATGATTTGGGTTTTCGTAAATTATTTTATGTAAATCACTAAATGTTGTTGAATAACTTAATCCTGCGTGACCAAAAATTTCAATCGGATATTCAATAAAAAGAAAGTAATCCGATTCTTCTTTAGACTCAAATTTATATGAGTTTAATAAGTTATCATTTTGAATTGGTTCAATTACCCCATATTCAAAATTACTCTCTAACTTAACATCGTCCGCTAAGTATGCATCATTATAGTGATAATCAAATTTTTGTATTGTGTTTCTTATTACACCATCTATACTAATGAATATTTCCATAGTAGAAATATACAAGTAAAAAATACATAAGTAAACAATAAACCCACACCATTATGTTAAACGATATGGGTTTATTAAATGAAATTAACTTTATTGTTAATCGTATCTATTTAAAATTTCACCAATAATTGGGTTTCTTACAATGTCTTGCATTCCGAATTCAAAAATTCCAATTCCTTTAACATCTTGTAATCTCATTTTAGCGTCAAATAAACCAGATTTAGTTTTATCTCTAAATTTATCTGATTGTTCAAGGTCTCCTGAAATGAAGAATTTTGAATTATATCCAATACGAGTTAATAATAACTTAATCTGTGATGGGGTAGCATTTTGAGCCTCTTCAAAAACGAGGATTGTATTATCTACGTTCCAACCTCTCATGTAAGCAAGTGCGGCAACTTCAATATAACCTTGTTCTTTTAGTTCTTCTCTTGCTTCTTTACCAATAATCTTATTTAAAAGATAATAAGATGGATAAATGTATGGGTCTAATTTCTCTTCTAAACCTCCTGGAAGTGACCCTAATTTCTCTTCAGCCTCAACTGCGGGTCTAACTATGATTATCTTCTCATACTTGTTAGAATCGTCATATAATAGGTCCACAGCACGTTTCATTGCTATGTAGGACTTACCTACACCTGCGGGACCGAAACATAATGTTATTTGATTTTCTCCAAGAATGTTCCAATAGGTTTCTTGGTTTTTGGTTAGGAACTTTTCTTTAGGACGTTTGATTATTTGTCTTATCCTATCTTTATGTGATATTTTCTTCTCTTCTACTAATACGGGTGGGTGGTTGGTTGTTTTGGTTTTTGTTTTATACGCCAAAGTTGATAGTTTTAAATGAACCGTTTATTGTTTATAAATATACACTAATTTATATGTTTAAAAACCTTTCTAACATCTTTTGGTAAAGAATTAATTGGTATTAATTTACATTTAATAGTATCTAATCCTCGTCTTACCGCTTTTTGAGCTCTATGATGTCCATCTATAATTGATAAAATATTTCCTTCGTCATTAACAAATATTAATATTGGATATTGTAAGTCAGCCATATCTATCTTATGAATTTCGCTATTATCGTGATCCCATGTTAATAACATATGTTTTAACCTTTCTATAGAAATTTGTTCAACTGGAATATGGTCTGTGGCAATTAATAAATCCATAAGGGTTATTTTATCCCCTTCTTCGTTTTGCCAAGATGTATCATGAAGTCCTTCATTAAGACCCATAACTTTCTTTATACGTGATATGTTTTCTTGTAAATTCATATCACATAAATATCTCTATTTTCCCGTAGATCCAAATCCACCCGTTCCACGATCTGTATCTGATAACTCAGGAACTTCGGTCATATATATTGTAGGATAAGGTAAAATAATAATCTGAGCACCTCTTTCTCCTACTTTATACTTTATTGAGTCAAGTCCGTTGGTTTTCTTAAAAGTCGCTTGTAGTTCACCTCTATATCCACTATCAATTACGCCGACACAATTTGATAATATTAAATCTTGATTACGTACTGAAGAACGAGGAAATACTAACCCTACAAATCCTTTTGGGATTTCCATTGCAATACCAAATCCATAAGAAACACTAAATGATGTATTTTCAATTTCTTTTGTAATTGTTAAATCCATACCAGCATCACCAACTTTTGAATATGAAGGGATTACCGCATTAGGGTCTAATTTTTTAACCTTAACTAAAGTACCACCACCTGTCATTGCTGGTTGAGTGTTAATTATGCTTTGTCCCATGGGTTGTGTCGATTCTGTTGGCATTTCTTTATAAAGTGAACTTAATACATTATCAATTTCATTCATAAAATTAACATCAACATTTTCTTCAGAATTTAATGTTTCTTCTATATCTTTTAATTTTTTAAGATATTCCTCAATAGCGTTTTTATCCATTTTTTTCTTTTTTATCTAAAATCCATTTATCCAATTTCTTAACCCTTTCTTTCAGGTCATTATCTTGGGGTCTTAAACAACATTCAACAAACACATCGGTTACTCGTTGTAATTCCTCAAAAGTAACTTGAACACCAACTGTACTAAGGTATTCTAAAGCCATTTTACTTTGCGATTGACGCATTATCTGTATATCTCTGCCGTAAAAATCCATAGTTCAGTTGGTGTTGTTAAATTACTTTGTTTTGTAATATTCAGGTGTGTTCTTGTCATCAATAATACAATCGATTTTTAATTTCTTAACATCGATAATTTGACTTGAACGAATATCGCCCGCTAAAAATTTTGAAGCGGTAATGTTTGCCTCAGCATTTGATTCTGCTTGAACGATAATGTTTGATTTTGTTAAACGTGGGTTACCCTCTCTGTCTAATTGTTCGGATTCATATCCTACTGTTACTGTGTAATGCATAATTGTTTTTTTTATTTATTTATAATTGATTTGAAAAATTCTACCCTATCTTGACAAACTTTTTTAAGTGAATATTTGTCTTTTACTGTTTCATATAAACGTTCACCTAAATCTTCAATCATATTTGGGTTTTCAATTAAACGTTTCATGTTCTTTGCCCAATCTTTATGATTTCTTTTTGGATTAACTAATAATGCGTTTCCGTTCTTATTAAAGACACCATTATCAACTGCCGAAATTAAATCTAAAGTATAAGGGTCTGCCTCACTTGCAATAATTGCTTTCTTATGAAATCCCGCTTCAATAACTTTAAGTTGTGATTTATTTCCGTTAAATAATGATTCAACAAGTGGGGCTAACGACACATCAAATGTATTATAGTTAGTTGCGTAACTGTTAATTTCTTTTGTCCACCTTCTTCTATATGGTTCATTAACATCATCATAAGGTGTGTCAGTAAATGAATTTAAATATGTTTTATATTCATCGTTAATCACACTATAGTTGTCGGTGAAAATTTTCTCATACTTATACCAAACAGTTTCTGTTGGTTTAATTGGTCTATTTCTTTGTTGATTTGTTTGACTATCAATTTCAGTTACAGTACCTCTTAAATCAAATCCACATAACACAAATTGAACTTTATCTTTATATGAATTATATGTTGTTGAAATACCGTTTGACATTAATTCAATATCAAATAAATGTGAGGAACCACCTAACCAACCAAATCTAATTTTATCAGATTCAATTTTATTAATTTTATATTGTGGTTCATCTTCATTAACTGCGTTTGGAAAAACCTCAACATTTTTCACTTTTAACCTATCTTTAATTGTATTTGCAAAAATTGAGGTCGTGGTTGTAACATAGTCAGCCAATTTTAACATTTCAATTTTCATTTCACCAATTTTTGATGCTTTAACTTGGTGATACATTGGATGTCTTTGGTCAACAAACCATAAATCATCAATATCCATAATGACTTTGATTCCTTTTGATTTTAACCAATTAATTCTATTGATGTTATCTTCGTGATTTGTTTGGTGAATAAAAGTGTGAAAAACAACGATATCGTAATTTAAGAAAAATTCATCATTTTTATCTGCGTTATATGATATATCGACATGTATATCATTTGAATGGTTATCACCAATAAATTTATAGGGGTCCATAACCCTGAATTTACCGACACCGTGTTTGTCCGATGGAATTGCTAAGATTTTAATTTTTGACATATAATAAAATATATCAAAAATTATTCAGAAAACAAAATTACTTTGCTTTATTTACGCCAGTAATTTTACCTTTGAATATAGAATCACCTACTTTTAATACTAAATTTTCATTTATAGATGATGTTGTGGATGCTGTAAGTATTTGATTTAACTTCTCATCCATTACTTTACGAATTGTGTTTTCAATTAAAATTGAAATTGCATTCATATCAATATTAGATGTTTGTTGTGAATTGTTTTGTTTTGATTGAGGCTGTTTTTTACCCACACCCTCTTGTTCCATTAAACGTTTAGCCCCTTTAACGAAATCCATATCTAAAGTATCATTTAATGATATTTGGTCCATTTGTTGGATTGGGTTTTCAATCATTGCTCTTTTAATTGCTTCAGGTAATTTAGATTGATTAATTTTATCAACCGACGGTACACCCATAGGTCTTGTGGCTTGTTTTGTAGGTTGGTAGTCTTCATTATTTACAACATCTTCCGGTGCTGACCTTAGTAAACTTTCGTCTACGTTACCTCTCTCGTAATTTCCTGAATCAACTTTGTTCATAACCTTTTTGGCTTGAACTAACTTATGCATTAAATCGTTTTGTGATATTGAACCTTGTTGTGACATAATATTAAATATTTTCTATTTTAATTATAAACTATTTTATGAAAACATTAAACGTTTTATTTTTCTAATACTTTCATTTAATAATTCATCCTCATCTTCTTCTGGTTTTTGTATTTGTGGTTCGGGTTGGTTTGGTTGTGGTAATTCCTCAGGAGTTTTAGGTTCTTCTGGTTGTGGTTCTGGTTTAGGAACCTCAGGAGATTTACTCGGTTTACTTTGTGGTGTCGGTTGTGGTAATTCCTCAGGAGTTTTAGGTTCAATCGGTGTCGGTTCTATTGGTTTAACCACAGGTTTAACAACTGGTTGGACTTTAGTTGGTTTTCCTTTAATTGGTTGTGGTTTTTCAACCGGTTTTGTTTTAGGTGTTTTTGTCCAATCTGCCGTCACATACGTAACACTCATAGAACGATCATCACCTTCTTTATATTGTGGTCTTTTAGTGTCAAAAGTTTCATCACTCAATACTTGAACATTATTCATTCTACTTAAAATAAAAGTTCTCCATCCATGTTCGGCAAATCCTTTTTTAGATGTTGATGGTGGTTGAACCCAAGCTCTTAATATAAGATTACCCTTTTTACTTAAACCTAAGGCAACAGATTCTGCTTTAACCCTATAACCCGCCTTAACACTATCTTTCTTAGGTTTTCTTGGACCTGAATAATAGAAAGATATTGGATATCTATTTTTAATAGCATCCACTATCGGTTTTGTTTTTGTGGTCTTTAGGATATTTTGTTCCTCAAGTACTGAAAAGAATAATTGATTAAAATTCATTATTGAAAATCTGGGTATTTGTTATTTTCACCAAACGCATTTTTAGTCACTGTCGCAATTCTTGTTTGAATGTCAGTCATAGAACCAACTTCACCATTTTCACCTTTTTGTCCTTTACCAAATTCATCTCCATCAGAAATTGCGTTAGGGTTTGTAACACCATAACCATTATTTGCACCATATTTATTGGTTGAAATGATATCTGTTCTAGTGTTTATATCTGTTAATGAACCTACTTGTCCACTTTCATTTTGACCTTTACCAAATTCATCACCATCAGAGATTGCGTTAGGATTTGTGACACCATAACCATTAGTTGATGAGTATCGGTTAATTGCCAATTCTGTTGGTCTAAGTTGATTAGCTAAGGCTTCTAATTGTGTTATTTTTGCCATATTAGTATAATATTAATTTTTTTATTTTGTTAATTTCCTCAAATAAACCTAACGATGTAATTGGAGAGATTGATGATTTATGTGAATTACTTTTAATTAAATTTATTGGGGGTAACATACTTGGTTTTTTCTTGTGTTTCTTTAAAAAACTATTTTTTCTTTCTCCGGTCATTGCACCCATCTCATCGGCATCTTTTCTTCCTTCTTTCCTATTGACAATCATGTCTCTTTCACCGTCTAAGAATTGTTTTCCCCAATTATTCATTAAATCACCGCCAGCCAAGTCATACCTAATTTTATCACCAATTTTATCAATATTTTGTAAGTCATGAATAATTCGTTTTAATTGACCGTATTTAACTTTTTTATCCCCCAATAATTTTTTAGCCCTTTGTAACCCATGAGCGTGAGAACCATTAAGTCCTATAACCGCATGATTTACATTATCTAAAATATTTTGTGGGATATCAAATATCCTCTTTTTTAATTCACTATTCATTATCCTTTTTCAAATGTTTGATAATATCATCTGCAGTTAATCCATTACTTTCTAAAGAATCTCTTAATGAATCTATTTGTCTTTTTATTATTGGGTTTATTTCTTTCTCTTCGTCTTGTTCCCCAACTTTAGAAACTAAATCGTTATCTTTTCTTTTTTTAACAACACTTTCAATATACTCTTCCATGAATTTTTTAGGATTTTCGATTAATCTTACTTTATCGGTTCCTTTTAATTTAGGGTCATATCCCATCGCTTCTAATCTTTCCATAGTTTCTTCGTGAGATAAACCCAATTCTTTTGTGAAATGGTTGTAAGCTTTTTTAAAACTCTCATCATCACCCATGGTATCGTCATAACCTAAAGCGTCACTCATTGCAATTTCTATAAGTTTTTCTTTACTAATTTCTTTACCCTCACCCCAATATCTCGTATAGTTTTGAATACCCAACGTACCATAATTACCTGACATACCTCTACCTGTTTTAACAACCTTATCTGAAATAGAATTTGATGTTACACCTTTGGTATTTAAATCACCCGGTTTTTTACCACGAGCAATATTTCCGTTTTTATCTACAATTTCGTCAACCTCTTCTTCTTTTTCCACTTTATCAGGAATTTTGGAATAATCGGTATCATCTGAATATTCTTTTGCCCATTTTCCCCATTTATTCTTCTCTTTCTTAGGTTTTCCCTTTTCATTTGCTTTCGCATAGAAGAATCTTTGTTGTGATTTTGACGCAAATTTCTCTTCAATTACCTGTTTTATAAAATTATTCATCTATTTGGACTTTTATATAAATATCAAATGTTATGAAAGATATTTATATAATAATGAATAGACAGAATATTTTAAACTTTTACGGGTCTAAATTTAATTTGAAATTAGATTCGTCCGAATTATATGATTTTGAACTTGGGAAAACGACCGTAGATTATAATACCGATGTGTTGGATTTAACAAACGAAATCACCTATACAGGACTAACGATTGACTCTTCTTGCTATTCAGGGTTTACAACCCCTTGGGTGTTACCAATCAATGAGTTATACACGGGACATACTTGTGATTTCACAATTAAAAGAAGAACTGAAAAGGGTTGGACATTAGATTTTGTTTTTGATAGAAACAATATTGGATGGTCTGGTGGAACGACTTTTTATTATTGGGGGATTAGTGGGGAAACCAATCAATCATATTACGCAGATAATAATCTTTCTTTTAAATTTACCAATGATGGTAGAATTAAATGGGATTCCTACAGATATTCAGGTAATTGTGATGCAACGTCAGGATATACCGAATCATATTACATCTCATCAGGACAAACACCTGTTTTATGTTCAGGAGGTACGTCATCTGATTTTAACGTAACAATAACTTTTGATAGATATAAACATTACCAAGATTGTGATATTGAAAATGAGGGTGGATGGAACGATTTAATTCGTGGACCATACTCAATTAGTTCTACCGGTAATACGGGTTCTACAACCACACAAATCGCCACAGGATATACGATTATTAACAATTACACCGATTGGGTTACGGGCGCAACAGGAACAACTGAGTTTATTGAGGTTTTAAATAAAAAATGGTTTAATGAAAGACAAAAAAGGTTAGGTGTCTTAAAAATATATCTAAACGGTAAAAGAATTTATAAATTAGATGATTGGGAAGAGGTAATTCCATCTCTTAGGAAATCTGAAAATGACATAATTCAAAAATGGGGTGGAGGTACAACCGCGTATAATACAATACACACGGGAACAACTCTTTTTGAAATTAAACAAGTAAAGTATTTTGAGGAACCTTTAGATTTCATTCATGTTAATCATCATTATTTAACATCAATTAAACCAAATTATTCAATAAATGAATGTGCGGATGATTGTGTTGACACTATTATTGGTTTAATAACGCCAACTCCAACACCAACTCAAACTATAACACCAAGTGTTACACCAACACTTACCGTAACATCATCCGTTACTCCAACTCGTACAGTTACACCAACACCAAGTGTGACCCCAACTTATACCGTAACACCTACAAATACGGTAACACCAACATCAAGTGTAACTCCAACTATTACACCTACCGAAACTGTTACACCAACTAATACAGAGACATCAACGCCAACACCTACCGTTACATCAAGTGAAACACCGACACCTACACCAACAGTAACTGTAACTCCATCGATTACACCAACTAATACAGTAACACCATCTGAAACACCAACAAACACACCAACACCAAGTATAACTCCAACAAGTTTAGTGGTAACACAATTATTAACAAATTCTGATTTTGATTCGGGAACAACGGGATGGTCAGCAAGTGGTGGATTTGGAACATGGTCTTTCACTTTATCAAATCAAGCTGCAGTTTTAAATGGGGTCCTATACTTTACATATGTAAGTAGAACAGTTAGTCAATCTGTTAATGTGAGTAGTTATATTTCATCCTCCAATTCATTTGAGGGTATTCTTAATATTAAAAGAGAAGAAAATGGACCTAATAATAATGATACATATAATTTTACATTATTATTTAAAAACTCCGGTGGAACAACAATTGCAACAAAAACAACAGGTTCAAGTATTGCCCCTTTAAATTACACAGACATAACATTAACTTTAAATAGAAGTGAAATACCTGCAACATTTGATACAATAACATCAGTTGAGGTTCAAATAACGGGTTTAGATGCTGGATTTTGGAATGGTAATCACGGACCGTGGGTTGATTATGTGAAATTAAACCTTAATTAAAAATATTTATAACATATGGAATTCTTTATAAGACAAGGGGCATCTGACCCAATATTAAAAATGAGGATGATTGATGACGGTAAAAACGATAAATCATCATTTAACGATTTATTGGAAAATGCAACAATTACATTTGATATGTATGATACAAAAACAGACCTACCAGTTATTTTAAATCAACCTTGTTTATTAACAACAAGAACAAAGTTATATAATCAAACAACAGACGAATATTACATCACATATCGATTCACAGAAAGTCAAACATCTGAGGTGGGTAAATTTGAAGGTAAAATAACCGTACAATTTGATGACGGGTTAGGAAATAACACAACTAAGTTAATTTTACCCGTTAAGGAGAAATTATTCATTAATATCTCATAACTTTTTTATTACCGATTTTTTTTCTTATACTTATTAATGTAAACAAGGCAAACTGTGATTTAATCACAAGCTAATACGTCACATTTAAAAAAATTATAAGATGAAAGAGGTTATCTCTCAGGAAGTTATTGAAAACTTTCTTAACGGGGGTGACGATGAGAAATACATCGTAGGTGTCGAATATGACTACCCCACAAATTCAATATCCAAAATTATACAAGACCCAATTAAGGGTAAAATCGTAAAAACAGACTCATTTGTTCCGTTTTTGTGGGTTGGAGATTTAAGTAATTTAAATTTCTACGGTAATTCCAAGGCCACACAAAAAAAGATGATGGGTAAGTATGGTATTATCATCGATAAACTTGAAACCCAAGGAAATGAACGACTTGAGTTGGGAATGAAGTTTTTAGTAAAGAGTATTAAAAGTTATACCGACTTAATAAACTTCTTTAAGACAGGTGGACTTGACCCTTGGGGTGAAGATGTTAGAAAACATTTTACAATTCTATCACCCGTTGAACAATATCTTGTTCAAACAAAAAAAAGATTATTCAAAGGGATTGACGATTACGGTGGAGTTAATCGATTTGTATTTGATATTGAGACCACAGGTCTTGACCCTGAAACTTGTCATATCATTTTAATTGGGGTTAAAGATAATCGTGGTTTAAATGAAACTATTAGTGCATTTGGTGAAGATGGTGAAAAGAAATGTATTGAAAGATTTTTTAAATATATTAGTGATTTAAAACCAACTATTGTTGCTGGATATAACTCCGCATTCTTTGACTGGCCGTTTATATTAAAACGTGCACAAATATTAGGTGTTGACGTAAATGCTTTAACACAAATATTAACAGGCACGGGGATGAAAGAAAAGAAGGGGGTTTTAAAACTTGCAAATGAAATTGAAGATTACACACAACATGTAATTTGGGGATTTAATATTATTGATATTGCACATTCTGTTCGTAGAGCACAAGCAATTAATTCTGAGATTAAATCTTGGGGTTTGAAATATATTACCAAATATTTGGAGAAAGAGAAAGAGAATCGTGTATACGTTGAAGGTAATCAAATATCAAAAATTTATTTGGATAACGAAAGTTATTATGTGAATCCAAAGACAGGTGGTTATAAGAAAATTGGAGAACCCGGTACAGAAAATTTATTAGATAGGTTCCCTGGTAAGTTTGAGATATGGCCAGGTAGAAAAATTGTAGAACAATATCTTGATGATGACTTGTTTGAAACTATGGTTGTTGACGATTCGTTTAGTCAATCTACATTTTTGATTTCTAAATTGGTACCAACAACTTATGAAAGAGTTGCCACAATGGGTACTGCCACTTTATGGAAAATTATAATGTTAGCATGGTCATATGAAAATGGTTTAGCAATTCCAGCAAAAGATGAAAAACGTGCATTCACAGGTGGACTATCAAGATTATTAAATGTTGGTTACTCTAAGAACATTGTTAAGTTTGACTACTCATCACTTTATCCATCAATTCAACTTGTTTATGATATATTTCCTGAGTGTGATGTTATGGGTGTACAAAAATCAATGTTAAAATATTTCCGTAACATTCGTATTAAGTACAAACAACTTGCCGGTGAATTAAAAGATACTGACCCTGTACAATCGGAGATGTATGACCGTAAACAATTACCAATTAAGATTTTTATTAACGCATACTTCGGTAGTTTATCCGCTCCACACGTATTTCCTTGGGGTGAAATGGATTCAGGTGAAACCATTACCTGTATTGGTCGTCAGTGTTTACGTATGATGATTATGTTTTACATGAAGAAAGGTTATAAACCTCTTGTAATGGATACGGATGGTGTAAACTTTGAAACACCTGAGACCGCTAAGGATACTGTTTATATTGGTAAAGGATTAAATGAATTGGTTATTGAAGGTAAAGAATATCGTGGGATTGAAGCGGACACCGCAGAATTTAATGATATCTTCATGAGAAATGAAATGGGTCTTGATATTGATTATACCGCACCCGCGTGTATTAATATTTCACGTAAAAATTATATCATTAAGTTAGTAAAGAAAGGTAAAGAAAAAATAAAACTAACGGGTAATACTATTAAGTCTAAAAAGATGCAGACATATGTTACTGAATTTTTAGATGAGGGTTTAAAGTTTTTATTAAATGGTGACGGATTATCTTTTGTTGAATTGTATTATGAATATGTAAATAAAATTTATAATAAAGAAATTCCATTATCTAAGATTGCAAACAAAGCACGTGTGAAACAATCAATTAAAGATTATAAGAAACATGTTCAAAAAGTTACCAAGTCAGGTTCTTTAATGTCACGTCAAGCACATATGGAATTGATAATGAATAGTGACTATCCCGCAGGATTAGGTGACACAATTTATTATGTTAATAATGGAAGTAAGAAATCTTCTGGTGATGTTCAAAAAATTACCAAACCAACTAAAAAACAGAATGAAGATTATATGGCTAAATTTGGTGTGTTAATGCCTGAAAATTTTATTGAGGTTAACTGTTATATGATTGATGAAAAGGAAATTCTAAATAATCCAAATTTAACTGGTGATTATAATGTACCTCGTTATTTAAATAATTTTAATAAAAGAGTTGAACCATTATTAGTTGTTTTTAATCCATCAATAAGAGAAGATATATTAGTTGAAAGTCCTGAAGAAAGACAATATTTTACTAAAACACAGTGTGAATTGGTGAATGGATTTCCATTAAAGGAAACAGGTCAAGATAAATTTGATGAGGTTATGACCTTGTCAGATAGTGAGGTTGTCTTTTGGAATAAGGTTGGACGTGATCCATTCTTTATGTATGTGGAAAATAGTTTAGAATTGGCTGACCCATATTGGGTAAATCTTAATAGAGAAGTTGTTGCGTCCCAAGTGGGGTCTACTGTGAGTAATGAAGACGAAATTATCGGTAACGATAATGGTGATTTAATACTACACGTAACTGAAGTTTAGATGATATTGATTGGGGCCGGCATTGCTCTGAACTTGAGTGACTTATTTAGGTTCTCAGCTTCGCCAGCTTTTCTTTCAAGAATTTTGTCAGGACGAAGTCTTTCAAGTCGAGCCATTAGTTCTTCCACCAATTTAGATTTTTCATCTTTACCCTCGGTAATTAATGAAGTGTAATCTAATTTAATTGTACTATCAGGAACTTGTAAATCTCCTGAGAACTTACCCCAAATACGACCTAAACCTTCTTTAGAATAACCAATTAGATATTTTCTAACCCAATTTTGAGAAGGTTTATTTAAACTATCCCATGTTAATTCTTCGGTCATCACATCTGAAGGTAATTTAATAACGTCTTTGTTTTTCTTTAAACAGGTATCTCTATCCATGGTATCATAGTACCAATACCAAACATAATAATTCTTTCTAGCTATAGAACCAAAATCGAACCTACCGCCAGGAACATTAAATAAATGTATTAACTTTTTACCTTCAGGACCCGCAGTTATTTTATATGTTAAGTCTCCTCCGATAAGTCTATTCTTTATATTTCTATCACCCATTCTAAGCATTAAATCAAAACCTGGCGTCATTAGATATGACCCTGTTGACCCAACTTGAGCAAATCCACCCATACCTCCAAAACCATTACCACCTAATCCACCAAAACCCGCAGATATTGGGTCAACTATGGTATCTGTTAAAGTTGCTCGTGTAAACCACAATAATTCATTAATTTCACGTCCAGCAGGTACTTCATATATTTGTTCACCATTAATTAATTCAATAAAATCTTTTTTAAGTTCATTATCTCCACCAGCCTGTAAACCTACAATTTTAGAGTAGGAGTGGGTATATTGGGTTTCATAATCCAAACTTCTTGTTGTAAACGCTCTTGATAAGGATTGTGTATCTAAATTAAGTCCCGCCAATGCCGACCATTGAGATTCAATTAACCAATCACTCACATATTGTTCATATTCAGATAGAGATAACTCCAAAAACGTGTCCATTTGTTCTTGGGTTAATTCAATACCACGAACGGGCATACCTAATAAATGGAATACTTGGGTATATAATTTTTCTTTTTCTTGTTCTGAAATGATTGTCGACATAATTTTATATATTCTTATAAATATCTTATATTTGTATTATGGTAAAAGAACTATATTATACGGAGGAACAAACTAAAGATTTTGCAACAATTCTTTCAATGAAAGAAATAAAAAGGACCATAATCGTTGACTTAGGGGAAATTGCATTTAAAAAATGGAGTCCTTTAGGTAGATGGGGTAAAGGTGAAATTAACGGTAGGGAGGTTTGGGGGGTTATGGATTATGACCAAAGTGGTAATTTATATTGGTCACATTTTAATCGATTAAACACAAATAGAACAGGATTAACACATTTAAAAAATAAAATAAATCAATTATTAATTGATAGGGGTATAAATGATAGTATAACATTTAAGGATAATTTTTATTTAGATCATAAAGATTCGTTTAATCCTGTAAAAAAAATGTTAAGATATACCAATCAATTTAGTGAAATTCTTTTTGATGAGGAATCTGATTTTTATAATGAATTAATTTCTTTAATGATTAATACTTGGAATAGGGGTAAATCACATACTGAACATTTCACAACAAATTATAAAAAATATATTCCTGAAGCAACGGGTATTGAATTTAATGACGATAAACCTGGAGATGTTAATGATATGTTAGATGGGATTGATTGTATTTTACTATTCAACGAAAAAAAACGTACCGTTCAAGTTAAAGGTGTTTCAAGATGTTCCTTGATTGATAATTATTATAATATTAATGTAAGTATGGTTTTAGAAAAATATAAAGACATAAGTGCATTTGTATTTTATAATTCGGGGGATAATCATGTATATGTGTTTAAAAACGACATAACAAAAATAAATTCAACAATTCAAGATGGAAATCCTGTGTTTTTATTCCCTCAAGAATTATTATACAAAAGAGAACAAAAATGAACGAAAAATTAAATAAATTATTTGAAGTGTGTGGAATTAATGATTTTGAATTTACATATCAAAAGGATGGTGACAAAAATTTTATTAGTCACTCATTAAATCCTAATAAAATTTTAGTAAACATTTCGGATGTTGAGGATGTTGAATTTGAAAAGTTATTAGATGACAAAATTGAAGAACTAAAAGAGTTGTTTAAGTAAATCCTTACTGAACGATTCGGAATATTCTCCGTCACCCATTACTTGGTCAATTACCCCTTTCTTTTTCTGTAATATATTATAGATAATTTTCTCAACCGTATTCTCAAAAACGGGGTAATAAACTAATACACTATTTTTTTGTCCATATCTATACGCTCGGTCTTCACCTTGAGCGTGGTCGGCCGGTACAAAAGATAAGTCATTCATAATAACAACTTCTGCTGCCGTTAAGGTAATTCCTACACCCGCAGCTTTAATATTACCAATAAAGACTTTTATTTTATCGTCCGTTTGAAATCTATCAACGTTTTCTTGTCGTTTATCTTTATTCATACGACCATCAAGAGTTACTGATATTTTTTTATATTTGTCATGTAACATATCTAATGACATTGTAAAGTTGGTAAACACAATTACCTTTTTACCTTGTTCAACAAATTTGTCAATCAATTCACAAGTGTATGGTATTTTTTCATAAGCGATAAGTTGTCTAATTTTCATTAAACGATTTAA